GGCGTGCTTCACATTGTATCCGCATTCGTGTAGATGCAATCAATGTATCAACAGTTATGTTATATTCATCAGCACAAAGCTTAATTATAAACTCAGCTACTTCAGCATCAGTATTAACTTCTTTATTTTTACAATACAGCCTAACTGATTGGTTAGTACATTCTCTTATTTCTTGCTCAGCCTTAAATAAAATGCTGGCTATTATTTCTTGTTTGTTCATACTATTTTATATTTTTTATATTTATCCTTAATTAATTTATATCCTAACTCTTCATACATTTTTAAATACCTGTAAACTGACCTTTCACCTATTTGTAAATATCTTGCCATTGATTTAACTGGCCTTGATTTTACTTTTAAAAACTCAATCAATTTAATTACTCTCATTATTTTATGCTGATTCATTTTTAAATGTTTCGTTGTAATATTCTTTTTTATCTTTTAATGACAATTCACTTTGTCCATCTTCAAAAGCATTCATTATTTGTTGCTTTTCAATTTCTAAATACTTGTGAAAGTGATAAACAAACTCCCTGCCTTGTTGTGAAAACGTATTAAATAAATGTGGGTGCATTTCTTCTAAATCTGAAAATGCTTGTTGTAATGCTGTTTTATTTTCCATAATTATAATTTTTTAAGTTCTAATTCTATTTTATCCAACATATCCATTACCAAATCTTCTATTTTAGTTACATCAATATTAGCTTTCTTTAATGATTTGTCGGTTTTACGTATAAAGTCTTGATTGGCCTTACTTAGCCTTTCCATTACCGCAACTTCACTTGATACCATTAACTTTTTAAGGCCTGTAATACCATCCAAGTATTCTTGCTGATGCTTAGCTATGATATAGGCTAATATACCCATTTCGCTAAGACTTTGTTCTAATTGTTCTTTTATGTTCATTTGTTTTTGTCTTGTTTTTATGTTAATAAACTGGACATATTAATCCTTTTTCTTTATGTAAGCAAAATGCTTTTTTACCTAATTTATTTAATTGACTTATTCTAAATTTCTGCAATGGCTTTAATGTGTCACCGCCTTCTTTACACTCTATCCAGGTGTCAACTTCACCTAACTTCATACATAATAAGTCAGGATAACCATTGTCCGATAATTTAATAATGTTTAGCACTGTCCAACCATTACTTTCATATTGCTTAATTACTTGTGATTGAAATTTACTTGCCATAATATTTATTGAATGTGCTTAATGTAAAATTCTTTTTTGCCATAACTTGTTTATAAATATGGTGTTCAATTCCACCTTTAGCAAATATCCAAAAAACTTCATTACTTAACCGATCCATTGTAGTTAGCCTATCACGTGACTGCCAATAACTAACCGCACTAAAATCAATATTATAATAAACAATATATTTTGCAGCGCTTAAATTTATTCCTTCTCTACCGCTAACTATTTGCAAAGCTATTGATTTATCAGTAGTATTAAACTCATTCAAATCAGTAGTAATATTACCAATACTTTGAATTACGTTTAATTCCTCTTTAAACTTATAAAATATTGCAATCTTATTGTTTGCAAAATGATTACTAATAAATAAAGCTTTAGACTTATCTAATACCATACTGTTACCACTTTCAAACTTTACTGTTCCTGAATACATTTGATGTAATTTGCTCATCATTTTAGCTCCAGTATCAGCAATAATCACTTCAGTTTTACCTTCAATTACATTATCCTTTTTAAGTTTAGCAACCAAATCATAAGTGCTTTCATTCATTTCAACAGTCAATATTCTTTCAATTACTTCAGATGTGAATCCTGCTTGCTTTTGAGTATAAGTAATAATATATGGCTGTATTGCTTTTTGAATCAAATCTTGTTTAGCATTAGTGTAATCTTTTACTACTGCATAACCTAAATACTTTTGGCCAATATTTACAAAATATAAGGCCCAATTGTAAAAGTTTGCATATTGTTTAAATGGTGAATTATTACTAACCCAAAATTGATGGAATACCTGGCTATATGATTCAGGATTCATTGTGCCACTTAATGCAATGATTGGCAAATGTCCAAAAGTTTTCTTAAAGTAAACTGTTCCTTTTGATGGCTTTGGAAATGCACCATACTTATGGTGTTCATCCGAAATTATTAAATCAAAATTACCTGTAACCTTATGTAAACTTTCGGCATTTATAACAGTCAAATTAAATTTAAATCCAAAATCATTGTAATCATTTTCAATAGATTTAATTGCTTTCTTTTTAGTTACAAATAAAACATTTTTAGCACCATATAACTTAGCTGTGTTTAATGCAATTGCTGTTTTACCAACTCTTACTTCAAGTGCTAAATAAACAAAGCCTAAACGCTTTAAAATATCATTTGCATCTTTACTTATTCGTTTTTGGTAATCTCTTAATACTTTCATATATCTATTTTTATTGGATTTTCAAATGATCCTTTAGGTTTATTTATTTCTAACCACAAATTATTATTAGACTTACCTTCTTTGTATTCGTATTTATGAAATTCGCAATAAGTTTTAATCCACCTGTTTAATGTTTTCTTTTGTAACCATTTCTTTAAATCTGAATAATCATTAGTTAAAATATCAAATAATTCATTTTTAGGTAATCTAATATCAAATGGCAATGTTTCAGTATTAGCCCATTCATAAAACTCAAATGATGTTTCTTTAATAAACTTTCTTATTTCTAAGTTTTTAAAATCATTCTTAATTAATCCATTTATTAAATAAAATTGGCAGCATTGAATCATATAATTATCAAACCTTGACCATTCGGCTTCATTCCAATCATCAAATAGTAGATGTCCAAATTCATCTACAGGTGTATATTTATTACTAAAATAACTACTCATTTCAACTTCAAATTTTCTGCGCTCAAATGATCCACCAATTCCACCTATAGTATAATTAGTTGTTATCAATATTTTAGGGCTTTTATTTATTGGAAGCTTTATTGCATCCTGGCCTTTATACTCTAAAGTTATTCCTTCAGTAATTAAACTAAATAATGATTCAAAACTAAAGTTCTTTTTTACATCATCAAAAATTAATATTTGTGTATCAGTTGAAACAGTTTGGTAAGGAAATGATTTTGTAAATTCAAATGTTTTGCCATCAATACTTGCAACTTTTTTCATTTTAGTTAATGCATTCCAAAACAAACCTTTACCACTCCCACCATTTGGATTATCGCTTATAGTTTCATCATTAAATATTATTGCTTTATTATTTGCACTGGTCTTAAAACTATGCAATAAATAACCAATTACTGATTTAAAACTATTGTATTGCTGAATATTTTTACCACTAATTAACCATAAAAACTTCCTAAATTCGCTTTCGTGGTGATCGGATTCCTCATAAATTCTATTTATAACTTGTTTTTTCCAAACATAACCTTCAATATTCTCATACCCAATAGTATTTATTGAATCTTTTTTTATTTCAACAGTGCAGTTTTGATAATAAATATAACAGGTATCAGATGTATCTTCTTTTATAGCCATTTCAGTTGATTCTAAGCAAGCTAAAAAATCATTACTAAAATACTTAGTTGTATTTGCCATCATATCGTACGGAAGAAATCCAATGTCATTACGTTTTAATAATTCAGATAATACAAAATCTTTTATTCTTTTATCATTAGTTTCTTCAACTAATCCTTTTTCTTTACGTATAAAAGTATAAGTATTTGAATCAGTTGGAAAGTATTTACTAAAGTTTTTTGATTGCAACCAAAATTTATATTGATGTGCGCTTAATATACATCTTCCATTTCTATCATAAGTCCAAAAATCATCACTAACATTATTTTCTTTTATTTCATTTATACTAGCTTCAATTTCAATTTTATCTACTCCAGGAAATGAATTAGCAATATCTTTTAAAGTAGATCCTGCTTTTACTTGTTTTTCAATTCTTTGTTTTACATCTTTATCTTCAAAAAACCTTGTTCTAAAATCAGCTACGTTTTTATATGCTGAATTAATTAGTTGTTGTATTTCTTTATCATTTTTACCATTACAAAATTGGTTTAAAACGTGTTCACATTCACTCTTATTAATTCCAAATGTATTAAATGCTGCAGCTAACTTAAATAGGTTATTATTCTTTTGGCCCTGAACAAAACCATATTTTTTATTCCACCACTTCATTAAATTCTCAATAATACGATTATCTGATTTTATTGATATAAATGGTTTACTTGTTCCTATTTCATCTGATTCAGGTAATTCGCAAACACTCCATAACATTGAATTATTGTTTTGAAACAAATCAGAATCGTAGCTTTCAAAACAAAATCTATCAATATTTGAACTACTTACATCCCAATGTTCAGAATTAAAATGTAATCTTAAAGCATCAAAATATCCTTTATGTTCGCCTTCAGTTGGAATCTTAACTAATACTTTTACTCCAATATTTGATGGACTTATCCAAGTTGCAAATATATAGGCATCCTCTTTTAAACTTTCTTTATATTGTAATGCGGATTCTTTATTTTCAAAACCATCAAAATCTAATATAATTAATCCTGACTTTTTATCTAATCCTTTTATGCTTCTATTGGTAAAAGTTCCATTAAAACAAACACCAGGTAATTTAGATTTTAAAGTTTTTTGTATTTCCTTGTCATTAGATTCTCTAATTTTTAAGTTTAATTCCTTTGAAGCTCCATTTTTTATTCTATCTAATGCAACTTGTACTGGTTTATTAAATGGTGAAGATGTATCTTTTACTGATTTGAATAACGATATGTTCATAATAATTTATAAGAAACAAAAGCCCCAAAACGTAGAGAGAATTGGGGCTAATTGTTTTATGAAAACAACACTTTAAAAGAATGTGTTACAAATCTCTACTTCATAACACATTTTATAATATTCCAAAAGTAAACTATTTATTTGCTTTATTTTAATTTATTTACTATTTAGATTCATTCTAAATAATTAGGTAAGTGTAATCATTATACTATATTTTATACTTACCTGACCTTAGCTATTGATTTTATTAGTATCTAAGTCATAAAAGGTAAGTGTAATTGTAATTTTAGGAAAAAATTTTATTTTACGTTTTTTGTAATTTAACTATTTTAAAATAATTTTTCACCACTTTTTTGATTACACTTACCTGTTTTAGTTACCTTGTAATTTCATAGCAATTTAAATTTGTATACCACTTGTCGTTATATTCCCTTGACTCAGCATCAAATTTAAAAATTAATACATCACCTATGTTTATTATTTGCTGCATTGCCCTATCTTTTAATTGCAATTGAAGTTTTCTTGGGTACTTATCACCAGTTTCAATTAAAATTGGTTGCAACTTAAACTTATCACTAATCTGTTTTACTTCTCCGATTTGAAGGATCTTACCTTTGATTTCCATTTATTTATTTATTAATTATCTAATTTGTTCTTGTAAATGTTCTATTTCCACATCTAAACTTTTTTTCAATTTTCTGATTTCATCTATAAAAGTTTCTTCTTGTGCTGCTAAATCTTTTTGCAAGTAAATTACTTCTTTTATTAGCCTTTCAATTTCTAATTTTATTTCATAAATATCATCATTATAAATTTCAGCACATTCTTGCATAATTAACATTTCGTCTTTTAAAATTTCAATTTCTTCTTTCATTTTATTTATTTATTAGGTTTTTTAATTTAAATATTTTGGGTAAAAATATACCCCGATTAATTTTGAAACAAATGTTTCTTCGCCTGATGTATCTGAAGCATCTAAATTTGGAAATGTATCAAACTCCAGGCAAACATCTAATTTTTTGCTACCATAATAAAAATAGCCTTCATCCCTAGTTATTGGTAAATAAGATAATTCGCATTTTGCTATAAATTCATTAAAATCTAAAATAAAATGTGTACCAATTAAAGAATTTAATATATTTTCAGTATCTTTTACAAATGGTGGACAAAATGAATTGTCTACTGGCATTTTTATGGAAGTAATAAGCTCCAATAATTTGTCATCTAATTTTATCCATTTAATAAATTTACCTAAATTGTATAGGCCTACTTTTGTAATTTTAATGTTATTCCCATATTGATCAGGAACTAATTGAGCTGATTTTATTCTAATTTCCATTATTCGTATATTGATTTTAAAAATTTTCTTGCTTCGTTAATTCTTGTTTTAATAAATTCGTATTTTGTTGAATCCCTGCTAAATTGTTTAGCGTGCAACCTTTCGCCTGCAGGAATTTCAATAAAACTTTTTATAGCTTTATCGGTTTTTACATCGCCACCCAATCCTTGCGTTTCAATAAGCCTATCAAATGTAGATTGAGAATAAACCATATTGGCTATAATTTGCACCTCTTCCCATTCCTCAATATCACCTGCATAGTTTATTTCCTTAAATATATTTAAGTCAGGTGTATCTTCTAAAACATAAACCAATTGAAACATTGGCCGATCGTATAGCTCCATATAGCACTGGCCTTGCCAATCATATAATTTGTTATCACTTGTTTTGCTTTCGTGGAAAGTAAATAAATCCCAACTGTTTTTGATGTCTATAATACTTTCACCTGTATCAATATCACATTCACCTGTTATAAATTCATTGTAAATACGTGTATCGTTCTTTACATAATCCGTATCAAATAGGCTATTATAGGTTTTAATACCAGCATCTTCACAAGCAATACCCTTTTCAAGATATTTATTTGTAATTTCTTTATATCTACCATAACGCTTCTGCAAATACGTTTTAATTGCAAGCTTCTCACCTGTTGCGCCAAGCCCTGTTTTACCACATAGGCCACCTACTGCGCTGCTTCTAAATATTAAATTATCTATCATATTATCGTATAAATTTTACCCTTACAGCATCCACCATAGAACCAAATGCAGCTACTTTAGTTACATATAAAACTAATTCCTTACCAACCCATTGCTCTATGTATGGTGATCCTGCTACTTTGGTTATTACCTTCATATTCTCTTTATTTAATATCATTGGTTTTTTAGCTCCTTTAAAATGCGCTAAGATGCAATTTTTTGTTTCAAGCTTCTTTCCATTAAATAATTCAATATTTACATTCTCTATTTTTTCAATAGTTACTTTTAATTCTTGTCCTGGTTGAAAGTCATAACTTCCAATATATTTTGGATCAGTCATTTTTTTCCAATGTGTTAAATTTTCCATTTCTTTATTTGTTTTTTAGTTTCTGATAATTGTTTTTTATAAATTTTTACTTTATCCTGCAATATAGCCAATTGCTTTAGTAATAGCCTTTCGTTATGTTGTAAATCCGATAAATTCATTAAAATAATTGGTTTAAAACACAGTCATATACAAAACTTGAATCGCAGTTTAATTCTTCTATTTCTGCATCGGTTAATTCAACTCCATCTATTTCTGCACTTACTATGTGAGCATCGCAAAAGTCAGGATAATCATTGGTGTCTATTCCACCTAATTCTATGTTACTTATTTTATCTAATTCCATTGCTGTGGTTGGCTTATAAGGTTTAAAGTTGTTGTGATTGAATAAAGCAGCCATTGTGCTTGTTTTGTTTTTAAAATATTGCGTTCATTTATTGCTATGTTGCGCAATCTGTTTATTTTATCGTATCGGTTTCGTAGTGTGTCTATTCTGCTCATAATTTATTTATTAAATGTTTCGTTGTAGTAATCATCTGCCGTTTTGTCTCCGCTATACTGACCTTCTTTATAGGATGACCAATAAGCATCTTTTATCTGCTCCTTCTCCATTTCTTTGGCTTTTGCAAATAATCCAAATTCATTTACATTATAATTTTGTAGGGCAATAAATTCCTGCTCTAACCATCTAACTGCTGTTTGTTTGCTCATTTGTTTTCGTTTTTTAACTTGTGTACTAATTCCTTTTGTAATCGCCACTTGTTAGCTGCTTTGCCTAACTCTATAAATTCCTGGTCATCGCATTCGCCAGTGTGAGTCATCTCTAAACAGTTCTTATAATACTGCCATAGTATAGCTAATTTGTTTTCTTCTTCTTGTATGCTCATTCTTTGTAGCCTCCATCGTTATTGTATAGTTCAGTTATTGTGTTGTTTAATGGTAACCCTAAAGCATTTTTAATCGCATATACATAAAGTCTCTTGCATAATGTTGGCGATTCACTTATTATTTGCTTTAAAATAGTTTGATATTTAACCCCCATATTATCAGCTATGTATCCGATTGATTCTTGGCTTTCCAGTAGTTGCAATACTACTTCTTTTTTTAGACGTTCTTTTTGCATAATGATGCTTTCTCGCTTATTAATGTAAATACTTCATTGAACTTGGCATCAAACTCTTCAGCACTTGATTCTAATGGTGCTAAACTTAATGCACTACTGGTTGTACTTGTTGCGATTGATTCTCCACCTAAATAAGTACATACTAATACTGCTTCTTTTTCACTTACTATTTTAAAGTAATGGCAACTGTTCTTCTTGTACGCAGGTAATTCAATATCGTGCGTTTCTGTGATTGTTTTTTCGATTGTAATTTTCATTGTTATTCGTGTGTGATTAAAAGTAAAACATATAGCGTTGCAAATGTTGCTGCTACTAAAATTATTCCTAATATTAATTCTAAAAATTGATTTTTCATTATTTTGTTTCTGTTGTGTTAAAAGGTTGTTGCATTATATTAAATGCTTTTTTTGTTTCTTTTACTAAATCCAAGTAATAATCTTCTGATTCCATTCTCGTAGTTCTTATTTCTCCGTATGATTTTGCACCAACTTTATTTATAATTTCATAACCAAATTCTGATTGGTACAAAGCTATTGTTACTAAATGCTCTTTTGAGTACGAGTTGGTAAATAATGTTGATGTGATTAGTTCCATTCGCATAATTGTTTACAAAGTTTCTTTAATAAATTTAAGTCTTGGATTTTCACATTATCCCAATTACTTTTAGTAGCATCAATTAATGGCATATCATCAATTGTTGCAGTCCACATACTACCTGTTACTGGACTTGTGTAAGTTACAGCATAGTGACCATAGCCACTAAATCTGAACATAAAATCGTTTAAGCTAATTTTCTTTGTCATTGTTTGTTTAAGCACGTTCCCAACGTGAAGTTAATTGATTAAATTTTAAGCCTTTTGCTTCTTCTCTTTCTTGAATTTGTCCGTAAATGTTTCTTAATGAGTTCGGATTATTGTTCTTTTTAGTTTTTGCAACTGCTGATTGCGAAAATTGCATTCTATAGATATCACTCATCATAAATTGAATATTCCATTCCATTGATTCTTCAAAATCAAATTCATAAGTTTCAATTTTCAAAACAATTGCATTCATAAATTCTAATTCTGTGCAATATTCAGTAAATCTTCTACTTTTTAAAGTTTCTAAAATAAAGTTTCTGTTTTCTTTTAAGTTTGCTATTGTTATCATAATTTGTATTTGTTATCTCTTTTCGACCTTTCAAATGTACAAATTTATTATTACAAAAACTAATAATTTTTTTATTAATTTTATAAGTGTTTGATAATTAGCGTATTTATTTTTAAAAACGACATAAAAAAACTCCAATAAATCAATATTGAAGTTCATTATACCTCGCCAAATGTAGCTAATTTTATATAGATTTAGCGAGTTATGTTTTATATTTTATATGTCAGTTTAAAACTGATATTCTTACTTTTAAGTATCTATTTTGTGTTATATTCAGCAATTTTAGTACTTAAATTGTGATTTTGTCACATTTACTCGTCCCAAATATATGCTAAATTTGGGACTTACTTATTTCGTACTGATGTAAAAAGTTTCCAAGTTTGTCAACTAATTTCTCATCTAACCAACTTTCAGAATCAGCATAGAACAACAGGCAATGGATTAACTCGTGATAAAACGTAGCATCAATTATTTCCTGCTTGTAATCTACCCAAACTTTTTTAGATTTAAATTTATTAGCTATTATTATTTTGTTTTCGAATGGTATAAACTGCCCATAGCACTTGTTCTTATGGCAGTATTCATTGTCTATGATCACTTCAATTGTTTGCCCTAATATTTGAAAGCTACTTATCATTAGAATATATGTGTTATTCGTGCTATTTGACCATTCTCTTTACAATGCAAAAAACCTTCACAACATTTTGGTGCGTGTTGGAATCCATTCCTGTGATGCCAACTGTCCGTACCGCTTGGACTTCTTAAACTTTCAATTGTGATACCTGCATAATCCTTGCTTGTCTTATGATGCACGTGGTGTGTATAGATATACCTATGTTTAGTTTCTGCCCATTCTTTAGCAAATTCAACTGCCATTAGTAAAGGTAAATCTTGTTGCTTTGCACCATCACCGTGAGTAGTTCCAATTAGGTTACTGCCATATTTAAATCCTTTCCTATGCGCTATTGTGCAATCAAATGTAATATTATCACAATCCTTAAAATAAGTTTCTATAACCTGCGCTAAAAAGAATCCGTTAGTATAATCGTGGTTACTTGGATTAAAGGTAAAATGAACATCAGCTACTCCTATCAATAATTCCAATACTTCAACATACAATTGTTTTGCAATCATAAAATTGTCGTGCCACATTCCATCAGTATCTTGTGGAGTTCCGCTTGTAGTTGTTCTATTTGGATTGTCTATGTGTAAAATATCATTGCCACCAATAAACAAAATTTTATCAATGGTAAAGCTTGAAACCTTTTGCAATATTCCTTTTACACCTTCCAGTACCCTTTGTACTGCAATTTGATTGTTATAAGTTTCACCACTTTCAAATGATGTGCATAGCTTACCTATATGAATATCGGCAGGATCTAAAACTAATAAGTAAGAATCTTTGTTTTCAATTCGTTCTAACTTTGGGAATTTAGGTGAATAGTTTTTTAAGTCTTCAATTAGTTCATCTTTAAAATTGGATTGCTCTAATTCTTCAGGTGAAATAAAGTTTGGATTTTTTACGAATAAACTTGCTGTTTTATTTTTAACCCAAAGATGTTTTACAGTAGTATTGTCAATATCTAAACCATCAGTAATTTGGTTTATACCAGTATAATTTTTAGTTGGATTTTCTGCTCTAAATATTTTAACTATTTCCCATTCTTCTTGCGTGATTCTTGGTCTAATTTTAGCCATTATTTCATTCCAAATAAATTCTTGATTAAATCTAATGTTTCATCAGGTGGTGTAATGTCTTTCACCTCAATAAAATGTAACCTATCATTGATTTGCTTTTTAGCATCTTCAACATTTCTTGCACGTACTATGGTGTACATTTTCCTTCCATTAAATTCGTAAGCTATTTTGTAGTCTTTCATAGTGTTCGTTATTTTATACGTTTATGAACTATTTGTGTGCTATATCATACCTCATTAGGTATAATCTCTTCAGATAGCTCTAAAATATGGTTATTTATAACAACTTCAGGATAAGTTAACCCTACTAATATTGCTCTAAATGCAGTAAACATTTGCACAATGTCCGAATCCTCGCTTAATTCAATTGTGTGCTTACAATAGCTGTTTTCAACAGTTAATATTATTTTATCCATTGTTCATTATTTTACGAATGTAGCCAACTATAAATGTAATCAATATTATTAATGGTAGTATATACCAATAGTCTGCTCCTAACTGTTTATACCATACTAATTTTGGGCAATCAACTGGCACTTCAATCAATACTTTTTTCTCGTAGTAAATCGTCTCACCTTTGCATTTGCCTTCAATATAAACTTTGCCAAATTTCTTAACGTAAACAATTTCTAATTTATCTTTAGTGATGTAAACCGAATCAACAGTTTCATTAAAAATCGTATCAGTTCGTATCGTTTCGGTTAAAATCGTATCGTGTATAGTTACCATTACACTGGCTGTATCTTTGCTACAAAACTTTTCTATTGCTTGATTCTTTGTGTAGCAGCTACATATTAAGCAGTAAAGTATGGCTATTAGGATTGCGTATATATTTTTCATTTGCGTTTGTTTTTTAACTTATATAAAACTTTCCTTTTTAATGTCCAATATTGTTTATATTGATTGATTTCTGAAATAAGTATTTGCTTTGCTAATTCAATATTCATTTTCTTTTTGTTATAACATTGTTTGTTTTGTTATTACTTTGTAATGTGCGTTTATCTATTTCTTTTTGCTTGTATTTAGCTTCGATTATAGCCACTATTCTTGCTCGTTCTATTTCTACACTATCCAATAGCTAATATTTTTTTTCTATTTTTATCCTTTTTTAAAGATATATGAATCCAAGTATAATCGTATTCATTTATTATTTGGTCAAAATCTAAACCACTTGTTTTTATAAATTCAAATATTTTTTTATTTTCTATTTTATTGCCACCGCTAATATCAATGCTATTGCCTAATACGTGACCACTTGTTAAACTACCTTTTACTGCTTTGTTAAGTGCTAAACATCTATAAAAACTGTTCACCTTTATTGGCTTATCATACCATTCTCTAATCGGTTCAAATAAGTTTTCTGATACATACTTCATTGATTCTAATTCTACTTCGTTAGGCACGTTCTTAATGCCCATTCTTAAAGCAGTTGCACTCTCGGTTGCTTCTTGTAAAGTGATGTGTTTACTTATCATTGTCATTAGTTCACTTATTAGTTTACTTTTGTATTTATTTTAGTCATATAGCCACCTATTCCAATCAATGCACTTAAAATTAATTTAGGGTATTCTTTATTGATGTCAAATGTTACCCAATCAATAGTTATCCAAGCAGTAGAAATAGCAACTATAAAACCCATTACTGTGCTTAATTTAGATTGCCAATTTTCTTTAATCTTTTTCATACCAATTTTTGCAAATTTTAATTATAGATAACAATGAGAATACGAATGCTACGACACCTGCTAATACTTGAATGATTGGTAAAATTGCCATAGCATAAGCAGTAATTACACCAACCCAAGCAAATCCGTTTTCAATGATTAGTAAAAAGTTTTTCTTCATTATGGTGTTACAATTGGTAAAATTAAATCATCGTATTGCACCATTGCCAAAATCTCTGCTTCAGTAAATAAACTTGCTACATCAGTATTAACCACTAACCAATTAAATCCGTTTATATCTACAATTGGGTTTGCGTAATCAATTGTATCTTCATCATTAGGTAAGCCTAAAAGAACACAGCATTTTGTGTCTAATTCTTTGAATTTAGCAAGTGTTAAGCATTTATAGAATCGTGGGTAAAGTATGTTTTCTTCCATTTTACTAAAAAGAATTATTATTAAGTGAACGAATTAGGTTGTAGGTTGCAGTTTTTTGGGTGTCGTTGTCTATGCCATTTCTTTGTATAAGTGTGTTTAATACTGAATTCCCGTATTGGGTTGTGTAGTTAAATATTTTTACATTTGTTGAAGTATTTGTACCCGATGAACCACTTATGTCAGACCCTGAATTGAATCTTAATTTACTATTTGTAGAGTTAAAGTCTACGGTGGACATGATTAGACTTGTGCTATTATTAGATGAGAATAATGTTGCACCATTAAATACAGCATGCGCCGAGCTTGTTATATAGAATAAATGACTTACAGTATCACTCCCATAAATCGCTGGGTTTGCACTTACATTGTATACTTTAGTAGAGGCGTAACTTGTAAAATATTGCCTACTTGCTAATGCTCCACTTGCCATTGTATCATTAACACCATCACCTTGTACTATCGTTCTATCAACCAATACACCTTTATAACCTGTAGTTGCTGTTCCTGTGTTAATTGTCCAAACTTCACCTGTTGCACTTGTCCATTGTGTTTGACTTGTAGCTGCGTTGTATGTTGCAGGATTGAAATTTTGCGTTACAGTTGTAAAAGTATCATCTTTAAAAAATAAACATTTTTCTATTTTAACAGAATTTGATGTAATTGCATTTGTTCCGATTGTTGTAATTGCATTTAAATTAAAAATAGTGCCTGTAAAACCTGTTATGTTAGAACCTAATTGCGTATAGTTAATTCCATCTAAACTTTCAAAAAATTTTATTATTCCTGTTGTTGCATTTCTTGAAAATCTAAACCCAATACTTGCAGAATTTAGAGTAGTAGTTGAATCATAAGAAAATATAGTTGTTCCATTTGATAGCACAATACTTAATAAATTTGAAGTATATACAAATTGATAAGCGAAAGTAGTTGCTGTTGCCCCCGCTCTTTTTGCGCAAAATACTTTTGTTGTTGCGTTAATTGTAGCATTTCTGCTTATTATTTCTAAAGCACAATCACTTGTTAATTGATTGCCACTTGCGTTTGGTGTGCTAACATAATCACTACTTAATCCTGGTGACCAATAATAATTATCACTACTCGAACCATTGTGACTCAATAACAATGGCTGACTTGCTGCTGTTGCTTGTACTGCATCACCTGCTACTGTAAGTGAGTAAAGTTTAGCTGCTGCTTGACCTGCTGTTGTACCTGTTCCACTGCCTAACTTATAACCAATCCAATGAGCATCGTAACAAACTGGAACGTTTGTTAAATCGCCATAAATAGACTTTAAACCCTTTACAAAGAAGTTTAAACGTGATAGGTTTGAAACACCACCATCAGCTATTATACGATTGTAAATAGTAGTTGCATCTGCATCAATGCCAGCTCCAAATACATCTATTCCAATTCCTATTCTATTACTCATTGTTT